CTCTAAAGAGATCAGCAAACAGTACCGCGATGGTGTTGTTGGCCGGACGATGGGCTTGAAGTGGGTTGAGAACGAACGCATCTATACTCACACAGTGGGTGGTGATGTTGCCGTTGCTATCAACGACACACCGGCCGAGGGTGATGCAACTCTGACGATTGACGCGGCAAGTGCCGCTGCTGCCGTTGGTGACATCTTCACTATAGCTGGAGTTAAAGCGGTCCACCCAGAGACTAAGGTTGCTTATTCGCATGAGCAACAGTTTGTTATCTCTGCGGCGACAACCACGTTATTGACGTTCACGCCCTCGCTAGAAGCGTCAGGTGCGAATCAAAATATCGACCACCTTCCTAGCGACAATGATGTAATCACGATAGTTGGCACGGCCTCCACGGCGTACCCCAACCACCTTGCTTATCATAAGGACGCGTTTGCGTTCGCAACTGCCGATTTGGAAATGCCGCAAGGCGTCCACTTTGCAGCGCGGGAACAATACGATGGGTTGAGCATTCGTTTGGTGAGACAGTACGACATCAACAATGATAACATCCCCTGTCGCCTCGATATCCTTCACGGATATAAGGCGCTCCGTCCCGAGTGGGCCTGCCGTATCATGGGCGCAGGCTCGTAATTCACAACAGATAAGGAAACAACATCATGGCAATAGCAAGAGCCTCAGACGTCGAATATCTCGGCGGAAACATGAGCGGCGGGATGTGTGTTGGGTTGACTTCGACTGATAAAGTCGGATTCTTCGCGGCCACGCCAGTCGTTCAACAGAGCGTCACCGCTCCTAACCCATCAGCCACTACAGCCACTAACGAGGCCGCGATCGTATCGATCAACGCTGCGTTAGTCGCGCTGGGGTTGATCGTAACCACGTAAGTTAACCGGATGAGGGGGCTGGCCGTGGTGGGCTGGTCCCCAATTCTCAGAGGCGCCACACTCTATGAGCACGCTACATCAAGACAATGGACCAACTGCGACAGGCCAAAAGGTCTGTATCGCAACGACAAGTTACGATAATCCGACCGCGAGCTATACATTCTCGCTACAGGATAGCCGCGAAGCGCTGCATAAAGCAGGCATTCAGACGGCATATTACTTACTACAAGGCAATTGTCACGTCGACGATAGCCGCAACCGAATTATGCAAGAATTCTTGTTGTCAGACTGCACCGAGCTTGTTTTTCTCGATGCTGACGTATCATGGCAGGCTGCCGACCTAGTCAAGCTATGCCAATACGACGAAGAGTTAATAGGGGCCGTTTACCCTTTCAAGCGGCCCGATAAAAAGGGGGATATGCCGGTGCGGATGATGCCCGGCGAGGTTACCGAAAACGGACTACTCGAAGTCGAGGGTCTACCCACGGGATTTTTGAGAATGTCGCGCAACGTCATAGAGACGCTCGCGAACCTATCGGAATCCTTCAACGGTAATAATGGGCACGCTACCGAAACGCCGCTACTTTTTCAGCGGACGTTGATAGACGGTACGCGATGGGGAGGTGATCTGAATTTCTGCAATCGCTGGCGGGCAACCGGCGGTCGCGTGATGTGTGACCCCGAAATAAAGTTAGGTCATACGGCCAAGGTTGTCTTCACCGATAGCCTTGGTGCCTTCATGCGACGCAACGACGGCACCACACTAAGCCACGTCTGCGACAAGATCAAAGCAAAAACATGGACGGTCGACGATATCACAGAAGCGCTCAAGTTCGACGACAACGAACGGTCCGCCGAATCTAACGCGTTAGCGGTAGCTATCAGGCTGGCCGAAGACGCCGATGGACCCATCATAGAATCAGGTAGCGGGATATCAACAATATTAATGGCGGCAGCAACGGAACACACCGTTTACTGCCTAGAGCATAGCGAACACTACGCTCAGAGGCTCAGGCAGCTCGCTCACGGGGCGAACGCCCAAAACATAGGGCTATGCCTCGCGCCGCTGAAAAACGGATTCTATGACCTTACAGGAAAGACACTGCCGGACAGGTTTGCGTTTGGGTTCAATGACGGACCACCGCGTGAGCTAGGTGACCGGCGCAAGTTTATGGATATATTCAGCGCAAAAACAGGCGTTATAATGTGCGACGACGTAGGCGCACATGATGACAAGACATTCTTACAAACCTGGGCGGACGAACAACAGAAAAATGCTGTTTTCGTTCATCCGAGAAGCATGGTGATCAGATAATATGGCTACAGCACTCGACATTATAAGGCGATCGATGCGGCTAGTTCACATCCTCGATGCTGAGGAGGAGCCGACTGGCGCGGAAGCGCAGGACGGACTCACCACTATGAACGACCTGATAGACTCGTGGAGTCTAGACCACTCATATGTGTACACCGTTCGGACGGACACCCTGACGTGGACGGCAAACAACGAAAGCCGGACGATCGGCGCTAGCGGTAACTTTGTCACCACGCGCCCTGTCAAAATCCATCCATCAACGTACTATACAGACGTGAACGGCAACGACTACCAGTTCACTCAAATCGCTACGCGCGCCGGGTACACGTCGATAGTGGACAAAGGCACCACCAGCACGCTGCCGCAATACATGTACTATGAGCCGAGCTTCCCGAACGGGACTATTTACATTTGGCCGGTTCCGGATGCGTCGATAACTATACAGCTATCCTCTCGCGAACAACTGTCGTCCTTGGCACTCTTGACCACCACCGTATCGTTTCCCCCAGGTTATAAGCAGGCATTCGTGACCAGCTTGGCCGAGGAAATAGCGGCAGAGTTCGGCGTTGCTGTGCCGCCCGAGGTCGGTAAGTCGGCATTCAAGGCGCGGACAAAGGTGCGGCGAGCAAACCGCAGAACACCGATATCACAAGTCGAGGCGGGTCTCATTAACTCCAGTCGTTCGTTTAATATTTACACCGGCGGCCAATGAGATACCCTATATTTGGAGTCGGCCAAACCGGCAAAAGCGTAGACGTTGCGGCGCAACGGCGCTTGAACCTGTACATGGACATTGAGCCGCAGGAGGATAAGACGCAGATCAGCTTGCATCCTACGCCCGGCCTCGAATTGCTGGTAGAGCTAGGCGCTGGTGGTGGCATTCGCGGCATGCACACCGTGAACGAAATCATGTATGTCGTACACTTAGCCAACTTCTATGAAATCAGCGCGGCGGGCGTCAAAACGAGTCGAGGCACATTAACAACGTCACGCGGCCGCGTGTCAATGATCGACAATCACGCTGGCGTCATCGCTATACAAGACGGAACGAACGGGTATTTTTACACGATATCTAGTAATACGTTCGCGAAAATAACGGACTCGGCCCACATAGATACGTCGAAGACTGTAATCTATCACGATGGTTATTTTATCTACACAAGCCCGGGAACCGGTCAGTTTTTCTTGTCTTCCCCAGACGCAACAAACGTGGCGAGCATGATGAACGCTCTTGACTTCGCAACGGCTGAGAAAGACCCAGATGACCTTGTGCGAGTATTTTCGTCGAATACTGAGATTATGCTTTGTGGTAGCGAGTCTATCGAATTCTGGAACAACACTGGCGCTTCTGACTTTCCATATGCTCGCGTGGTCGGCGGCGTCATTCAGCTAGGACTGGCGGCGGAAGACGCTATCACGCGCTTCGGCGAAGGGTCTACAATGCTGCTCGCGAAGAACTCGCTACAGGGCGAGGTCGAGGTTATCAGGATCGACGGGTTCACTCACACAACCGTCTCGAATGCGTCAATGACCGCAGAATTTAATACCTACACCACCACGGATGCCACAGCATTCTCGTACCAGAAGGAGGGACATTCATTCTTTCAGATATCCTTTCCAACCGACAATAAGAGCTGGCTGTACGACGGCGAGACAAACCTTTGGACGGAGCTAAGTTATGGCCCAGTAGGTGCTCGACATAGGGCCGAAATGGGTATTAATTTCCTTAACAAGATGTACGTCGGAGACTACGAAAACGGCAATATTTACAAGTTAACGTCGGGCGTGTACACGGACAACGGCGTTCCGATCGTGCGTGAGCTGGTCGGCCGCCACATCTTCGATGAAGGCCCGGTGCGCGTTTCACGGCTATGGATGGATTTAGAAGGCGGCGTAGGCTTGGTGTCTGGGCAAGGCGTAGACCCGCAGATGACGTTAGAAGTCAGCAAGGACGGCGGACACTCGTGGGGCAGTGAAAAAACCCGGTCGATGGGTAAAATCGGCGAATATCGGAAGCGAGTGATATGGCGTAGATTAGGACGAGCATATGACTTTGTTTTCAGGCTAAGGACAACGGACCCAGTGAAGACGACTATCGTCGGCGCTTGGGTTGACGTGGCGGGATAATGGCACTTAATTATAATCCGCCGACTAACGACAAGGGCGACCCGTTTATACAGCGGTGGATGGCTAGCAGCGGGCGATTGCTGAACGCATTAGTCAGTAGTGGAACAACGGCGAACAGGCCAACAGTATTCATTTTTAACGGCAGAACTTATTTCGACACTAGCCTAGACATACCCATTTGGTATGTCGAGGACGGGACGAAATGGATTAACGCAGCAGGAGACACGGTATAATGAGCTTATTCAGCACTATAGGGGACTTTGTAGCGAACAACAGAAAAGACTTGATACTCGGAGGTCTTGCTGGAGCCGCTAATATATATGGCGGGTACAAAGACAGGGAAGCGATAGAGGACGCGGCTAAGCTGCAATCTGCCTCCACGCGGGAGGCGCTCGAAGCGCAGAACCGCGCATCCGCTGAAGCTATTGAGCGCCAGCGCCCGTACACAGAGCTGGGCGCACAGGCGGCTGGGGAGCTGCAAGGTAGGTTAAGTGACAATGCCTTGCTTGGGAATTTCACGGGCGAGGATTTGGCTAACGAGCCGGGCTATCAGTTCGAGCTGCAAGAAGGTAATCAAGCTATTGATAGGGCGGCAGGGGCGCGCGGCGGACGATACAGTGGCGGGACTCTCAAGGCCTTACAGCGGTACGGGCAAGGTCTGGCGCAGCAAAATTACGGGGAAGCGTTCAACCGAGACAACGCCAGCAAGACGCGGCAATATAACATGCTCGCTGGCGGTGTCAATGCGGGCCAAGGCGCGAGCTCTACCGTGGGTGGGTTCCTACAGAATCAGGGGACTAATCAAGCGCGCCACCTCGGTACGCTTGGAGAGGTAGGCGCAAGCCGGACAATTGCTGGCAACAATGCGCTGACGAGGGGCTATGGGAATGCAGCCAATAACGCCCTCGATATTGCTTATGGCGGCAACTCGCCATTTACATACACGGTGAGGTAGCTAAAATGGCAGCAATCAACCCTAACACACTCTTTAAAACCAACGCTTTGGGTTTGCGCCCTGCGGCCAATAAAGCCGCAGGAATAGCGTCCCAAAACGCGATGCTCACGAACCAATCCAAAATAGCTAAAATGCAGCAGGATAGCGCGAAACATACATCAGACGAAGCACAAGCCGCAGTTACATTGGAAAAGTCCAATATGGATAATGTATTTTCCAGATATACGGGTGTAGCGATAGGCTTAGGAGGCGCCAGAGATGACCGTGACTTTCATCAAAGAGCCGATCAAATGTACGCGAAGGGTCTACTGACTCCAAGCGAATACAAAGACACACAAAACGAGATTTGGACGCCAGAACTAGGCGCAACATTAAGGGACCAGGGACTGACCCTTGCCGAGCGGCAGACAGCAAAACAAAACAAATTTGATAATGCTGAGAAAATAAAAACACGAGTCCAAGACCTAAACAAGAACATCATAGACGAAAACCTCGAACAAGATAAGATGCTGGAACTAAACCGTCACAACCTCAAACAGGAATCTACCGCGGATTACAAGGCAAAGCACCCTACGCCGTTAGTTAGTATCGATAATCAAGGTCAAAGCGCAGAGCGACAAGCATACTCCAAAATGTTAGTTGCAGACTTCGGTGAAATCTCTAAGCGCGCCGATCAGGCACGCACGCGAATAACGAGCTTGGAAGTCTTAAAAAACATAGAGGCCCCAACCGGCAAATTAGCTCCTCTCAAATCAACGATATCAGGCTATCTGGCTGCGTTCGGACTCGACCCAAGGACATTCAATCTTGACCCGGCATCAGGTCCGGAGACCTACATCGCGATATCCAAAAGGCTCATACTTGAAGCAATGCAAGAACAAGCAGGTCCGCAGACAGAGAGCGACATGAGAATTATAGCGCAAACGGTTGCGAGTATTGACAAGACAGATACGGCGAACCACTTCTTGCTGGACTTTGGTATAGCAATGGCCAATAGGAATGTTGAAAGAGATGCGTTTTACCGCAAACACAGACGGGATTCCCCTGACAAATCACTAGAGGGTGCTCACGAAGCGTGGTCTGATCATGTTAACAGGTCGCCGATGGTAGGGAAGAACAAAAATAACGGCAAGGTTGTGTTTTATACGCAGTTCCAGAAAGGATTCAAAAAAGCAAACCCGTCGGCTTCTAAGAAAGACATTGACGCGACATGGGCGCAGAACTACGGCTTGGGTGCGCAATAGTGGAATCTAATACTCATATTGATCCTTTCGATAACACCGACTATGAGGGTCATGGCAAATATGGCACTAACGAGAACCTAGACGGTCCTGCCGTTATCGAGACAGGTGCATCTAATACTTATATTGATCCTTTCGATAACACCGACTATGAGGGCCATGGCAAATATGACACTAACGATAATCCATTGCCAGACCACAGCATAACGCAGCAGTACGGCGCGCTGCCTAACCCGAACCCGACCGGTTTTCTTGATACTGTCAAGTCAGGGCTTATACGCTCAAGCGAGGACCGGATGCGATTCTTCGCCAGCAAACGCTTCCCCAACGATCCAGACGCGTGGCAACGCTATGACGAGATTGGCGGCGAGATAGCGTTCAAGGGTGACGATGGACAGTGGTATAAAGAGCAAGAAAGCGACGCCTCGTTAAATATAGGCGACGCCACAAGATGGCTGGGTGAGGCCGCAGGCAGTAGTGGGCTACCAGTTGCTGGATCTATAGTAGGTACAGTCACAGGCGGATTCCCAGGTGCCCTACTAGGCGCAACCAGCGGCGAAGCATACCGGCAGCTTGGCGCGAGAGCGTTAGGGTATGCAGATAAACCACCGCCTGGAGTCAGCCACGAACAGCACGCGATAGACAACATGGCACAGGAAGCCGCGTTTGAATCGCTTGGCTATGGTGCGGGTGCGGCTGCTTCAAAATTTGCCAGCGGACGCCAAATGATTAGCGATGCAGGAAAGTTCGACCAAGCGGCCGCCGACTCGCTGCAAGCCAAAGCAGCTAAGTACGGAATGACATTAACACCAGCAGAAATAACGGGCCTGCGTTCGTTGATTAACGAGGAAACAGCGCTGGGAATGGGGCAGGATGATGTGGCGGATGCATTGTTCGAGTTCCTAGCAAGTAGAAATCTTCCCGCTGGCGAAGCAATAGAAAAATTTACTGGAAATGTGCCGCGCGCGGACACTGTGGGTCAGGGAATTAGGAGCGTGGCTGAAGGCGTGATCGATGATGCAGGAGTCGCGAGAAGTACCGCAACCAAAACAGGCTACAGACTGAACACGGGACCAAATGCGATAGTCCCAGAAGAGGCAATAGGGCCGCTGATGGAAGACGATATGATCCGCTCTATGTACGATCAAGTGAATATTGACCCCGGCTATGGAGTTATGGACCAGG